CATTATGGTGAAAAATGCCGAGGATGGTACAAAAATCGTTGAGCAAATTTTACCTTACTTCACCCCAGAGTGGACACCAACCGTAGAGTTGATTCCATCAATTGGTGGGACATTTGATCTCCCAATCGTTTTGAACAGTGTACAAACTGAAGATTCATATGAGGGTAATTTTGAAACAAGACGTTCAATAATTTGGACATTGAATTTCACAATGAAAGGATATCTGTTTGGACCAGTTAAAACTGCCAGCCTCATTAAGATTGCTGAAATTGATGCAAGAATTTCAAACACCGCCAACCCAGTTATCGCCAACACTTCGCTTGCAAATACTATAGTTGTACAATCAACTCCTGGATTATTGGCAAACGGTTCACCAACGTCAAACTCATCACTTACAGTTGACACAAGTCAAATAGGTGCTGATGACAACTATGGATTTATTGTTGAATTTACTGAGAACATTTAATGAATGATTTGGATAAAATACTAAACATCGCACCAAATACAGAAGAAAAAATCGAAAATCCCCCAGCCGTAATTCAACACCAACCAGTGAATGACGAGGCTGAGAAAGATTATACATACGCTCGTGAAAATCTGTACGATGTTATTAACAAAGGGCAAGAGGCTCTTTTTGATATGCTTGATGTTGCAAAACAATCACAACATCCAAGGGCATATGAAGTTTTGTCTGGCTTGATCAACACTTTGGTCGCCGCAAATAAAGACCTGCTTGACCTCCAAAAGAAAAAGAAAGAACTTTTTAAAGAAGAAAAACCAGACAAAACTGTCACAAACAACAACCTGTTTGTTGGCAGCACTGCTGAGTTACAAAAACTGATTAAAGACCGCCAAAACAATGAGTGATAATTACCTTGGTAATCCTCGGCTAAAACGATCCAATGTAAAAGTCGAGTACAGTCCAGAGCAAATCTTAGAGTTTGTCAAATGCTCTCAAGACTCAATTCACTTTATCAAAAAATACTGCAAAATCGTCAACGTTGATAAAGGGTTGATTGGGTTTGACCTCTGGAAATTCCAAGAGGAAATGGTACAAAAGTTTGACAACAACAGGTTTGTGATTTGTAAGATGCCTCGTCAGGTGGGTAAAACAACCACGGTGGCAGCATACCTACTTTGGAAGATTTTGTTCACACCAGATTACAACGTTGCAATATTGGCAAACAAAGACCGTCAGGCTCGTGAAATTTTATCACGTGTCCAATTGATGTACGAACACTTACCAAATTGGCTTCAAATGGGTGTTGCTGAATGGAACAAAGGTAACATTGAACTTGAAAATGGTTCAAAAATTCTAGCATCAGCCACATCATCATCAGCAATTCGTGGTGGATCATTCAACCTCGTTTACCTTGATGAGTTTGCATTCGTCCCTACAAATATTCAAGAGGAGTTTTTTGCCTCTGTTTACCCAACAATTTCATCTGGTCAAACGTCAAAAGTCTTGATCACCTCAACCCCAAATGGAATGAATCTGTTTTATAAACTCTGGGTTGATTCCGTTGAGGGAAGAAACTTTTATGAACGTGTGGATGTGCACTGGTCTGATATTCCTGGGCGCGATGATAAGTGGCGTCAAGAAACAATCAGCAATACTTCTGAAGATCAATTCAGGCAAGAATATGAATGTGAGTTTCTGGGTTCCGCAAACACCCTTATTCACCCAAATAAACTTCGGTCATTGGCATTCAAACGTCCAATCAGAACAAATGACCTTGGTTTCAAAATGTACATTGAGCCAGAAAAAGATGTCATATATGCAATTGTAGTTGATACATCAAGAGGGGCTGGGGCTGACTACTCGGCATTTATCGTTGTCAACGTCTCAACCTTTCCATACCGTGTTGTGGCAACGTTCAGGAATAATCTGATATCGCCTCTGGTTTACCCAAACATTATTTTTGAAACTGCGAAATTATACAACAATGCTTTAATTCTAGTTGAGACAAATGACATCGGTCAACAGGTTGCTGATATTATACATTATGACCTTGAGTATGAAAATTTGCTGGTGTCAGCCAATAGTGGTCGCTCTGGTCAAAGTTTATCTGGTGGGTTCGCAACCACAACTCACTATGGCATTAGGACAACCCAGCAGGTAAAAAGAATTGGTTGTGCCACGTTGAAAACTCTCATTGAGTCAGATAAATTTATCATTGAAGATTATGATATCATATACGAACTTTCAAGATTCACCCTCAAAGGTAGATCATATGAAGCCGAGGAAGGCAATGATGACTTGGCAATGTGTTGTGTTTTGTTCAGTTGGCTCACGACTCAGCCATACTTGAAAGAACTGACAGACCTAGATATAAGAAAGAAAATTGTCGAACAAAACGAACGCATGCTTGAAGAGGAAATGCTCCCCTTTGGTATGTATTCCAGCGGCGATGATGAGGAAGATACAAAAATCAATGCACCTGTTTCCGAAATTAGAGATGAGTTCAAACACGACTTCGGTTTGACTGATGCACCAGATTTCCGCAATTTATAAATAAAAAAAGACAATAACACAATAAACACCTTCAAAGGGAGATTACAAGATGGCGTTTCAAGTCAGCCCTGGAGTTAATGTTTCTGAGATTGATCTCACAACTGTTGTCCCTTCAGTAGCCACCACAACAGGTGCTATTGCAGGTGTATTTCAATGGGGACCAGTCGGAAAGTTTCTCCTTGTAGATTCAGAAAATAATTTAGTATCAAAGTACGGCAAACCAAACAGCGACAACGCTGAAACCTTTTTCACTGCCGCAAACTTCCTCGCATATGGCAATCGTCTGTATGTCAGCCGCGCAGCCGCAACAACAGGTTTTGCAAATGCACAATCAGCAGGTTTGAATGGTAACACAATTCTTACTGCAAACGGAACTTTGTTAGCAGTTTCTGTTGGTGATGGTGTTTACGGTAGTGGTATTGCAGAAGGTACTTTCGTAACAGCAGCAAACAACTCAACAATCACAATTTCGAAAGATGCTACACTGGGTAACAGCACAGTTGCCAGCACTCAGACAGTTCAGTTTTTTGCCAACACGTTGTCATTCAACGCAGCAGCAAATAGTTCAACTGCCGCAGCACGCTCAAGTTGGATCGTCAAAAATTCAGACCATTGGGAAACTGTAACAGTACCAAGTGGCGTTGAATATGTTGCACGTTATCCTGGCGCAATCGGTAACTCACTGAAAGTTTCTGTTTGCGATAGCGCAGCACAGTGGTCAGAAACAGTCAACCCATACGCAATCACAGCAAATTCAACACTTATCGCCAACAGCAGCACAGTTCCAGGAAATTCTGGTATTGTGATGAATGTAAACGAATCAAGTGCCAACATCTTTGTGTTTGCTGCCGCTTCTGGTAACCTTGTAGGTATCACCAATACAGCAGCAATTGCTGAAGCAGTCAAGAGCAAGTTGATTGTTGGCGACTATGTCGAATTGGGCAACACTTCGATCGGTAAGCAAAAACTGAAGATCAAAACAATTGGTTCAGTTACGCAGACAGACAGTTCTGGCGGCGCAACACCAAACGTTGCACACTTCTCAGTAACTTTTGACAGCCCACTGAAGTTGTCAACAAATTACTCAAGCAACACATTTGCTCGTTACTGGGAATACCATAACGTTGTAGACACCGCACCAGCAACATCACCATCACTGGTCGATGCTGGCAGTTCAGTTGTTGACCAAGTTAGCGTTGTTGTTGCAGATGAAAATGGAGAAATTTCAGGCGTAGCAGGAACGGTGCTTGAAGTGTTCCAAAACCTCTCACGTGCAACAAATGCTAAGAACGCCGATGGTTCAGCCGCATATTACAAGACAGTCATCAATGACTTCTCAAAATATGTTTGGGCAGCAAATGATCGCAGTGGCGCAGTATCAAACACTGTAGTAAATGTTACAAACTCAACAGCAACAACACCATACACTGCCTCCTTCGTTGGTGGTCGTGACGGTGCTAGTGAGTCAGCAGTGTCAGTAGGAGCACTTGCAAGCGCATATGACCTCTTTGCTGATAGTTCAGCGGTTGATATTTCTCTGGTAATGACAGGTCCTGCACGCGGCTCAAGCAGCGGTGCTCAACTTGCCAACTACCTGATTGATAATATCGCTGAAGTGCGTAAAGACTGCGTTGTATTCCTCTCACCAGAAAAGACTGACGTGTTCGGCGCTGGTGTTGATGGAGCACAAGTCAGCAACGTAACAGCATTCCGTGACAACGTAAGATCATCTTCTTACGCAATCATGGACTCAGGCTACAAGTATCAATACGACAAATACAATGACGTATACCGTTGGATCCCATTGAACGGTGATACAGCAGGTCTGACAGCACGAAATGATGACCTCCGTGATCCATGGTTCTCACCAGCTGGATTCAACCGTGGTCAAATTAAAAATGTTGTCAAACTCGCTTGGAATCCAAACAAGGCTGAGCGTGATGAACTTTACAAGAAGGGCGTCAACCCAGTAGTGACTTTCCCAGGACAGGGCACAATCCTGTACGGTGATAAGACATTAATTGGTAAAACATCAGCATTTGACCGTATCAATGTCCGTCGCCTCTTCATCGTGCTTGAGAAAGCAATCGCAACAGCGGCTAATTCGATGCTGTTCGAGTTCAACGATGAATTTACACGCGCACAGTTCAAGAATCTGATTGAACCATTCCTGCGCGATATACAGGGACGTCGTGGCATCTATGACTTCCGAGTTGTTTGCGATGAAACAAACAATTCAGCCGAAGTTATCGACGGTAATAGATTTGTTGGTGACATTTACATCAAGCCAGCCAAGTCAATCAACTTCATCCAGTTGAACTTTGTGGCTGTTCGCTCAGGTGTAGAGTTCAACGAAGTTGTTGGCCAGTTCTAATAAATAAGGATAAAAGGAGAAAGACAAAATGGCTTTCAGTATTAATGAAATTAGAAGCCAACTGGCTGGTGGCGGTGCAAGACCAAATCTGTTCCGCGTACAAATTGATACAAAAGACGCCGCAGCAAATATTAAAGTGCCATTTATGGTACAGGCTGCAGCAATGCCAGCATCAAATCTCGGTACAATTCAGGTTCCATACTTCGGTCGTCAGTTAAAACTGGCTGGCGATCGAACATTTGATCCATGGACAGTAACCGTGATCAACGACGAAGATTTTAAGATTCGCAACGCACTTGAAGCATGGTCAAATTCGATCAATCGCCTCCAAGGTAACGTTCGCACTCTTTCAAATTACAAGTCAGATGCTCAAGTAACTCAATTCAGTAAAGATGGTAAAATTCTGAGAGAATACACTTTCAGCGGTTTGTTCCCTATTGTTGTGTCAAATATTGACCTCAACTGGGGCGACATCGATACTTATGAGACATTCCAAGTTGAATTCCAGTACGATTATTGGACTGTTACAGGTGGAGTTACAGGGAACGCTGGTGGCGCTTAATTAGAATGGGGGACGTAAGTCCTCCTTCTATCTTTATATTTTCGGAGTTCCGTTAAATGGCTGAATTATTTGGTTTTGAGATTAAAAGAAAGAAGGATGAGCAACCTCAACCTTCATTTGCACCACCATTAAGTGAAGACGGCGCAGTTGTCGTTGCTGAAGGTGGCGTCTATGGAATGTATGTTGACCTTGACGGTTCAATCAGAACAGAAGGCGAGTTGGTCACTCGCTACCGTGATATGGCAACCTACCCAGAAATCGACTACGCAGTCGATGATATTGTAAATGAATCAATTGTTGCTGATCCAAAGAAAGAAATAGTATCGTTGAACCTTGATGACCTCAAGCAACCAGATACTATTAAGAAAATGATCCTTCAAGAGTTTGATAACATCAAACAAATTCTTGAATTCAATCAATACAGTTATGAAATTTTCCGCAAGTGGTATGTTGATGGTCGTTTGTACTATCACTTCATCATTGATGACGCCAATCCACGTGCTGGATTAAAAGAACTTCGCTATATTGACCCACGCAAAATCCGCAAAGTCAAACAAGTCAAGAAAAAGAAAGTTAAAAATAATGTCACTGTAGTTTCTGAAATTGATGAATTTTACATGTACAGTGACAAAGGGTTTCAAACTAAAGCAGCGGGAACTGCTGACTTTAGCCAAAGCAACCAATCGGGCATTCGAATCGCTAAAGATTCAATTGTTCATGTAACCAGCGGTCTTGTAAATGTCAATGGAGACTTGGTGGTTGGTTACTTACATAAAGCAATCAAACCACTGAACCAATTGAAGTCAATGGAAGATTCGCTTGTGATTTACCGTATTTCACGCGCACCTGAACGTCGTATTTTCTATATTGACGTTGGTAACCTTCCAAAAATGAAGGCTGAGCAATACCTTCGTGATATCATGACCAAGTTTAAGAACAAACTTGTATATGACTCACAAACTGGCGAAGTGCGTGATGACCGTAAGTTTATGACAATGCTTGAGGATTTCTGGTTGCCACGTCGCGAGGGCGGTAAGGGAACAGAAATCACAACATTGCCAGGTGGACAAAACTTGGGTGAGATTGATGATATTGTTTACTTCCAACGTCGCCTGTATAAAGCATTGAACGTGCCAGTTACAAGACTTGATCCAGAGGCACAATTCAATTTGGGTCGTGCAACTGAAATCAGCCGCGATGAAGTCAAGTTTTCAAAATTCATTACAAGAATTCGCTCCAAGTTTTCTGAATTGTTTAACAAATGCCTTGAGAAACAACTTATCCTCAAGGGTATTATCACCAGTGAAGATTGGGCTGAGTTTAAAGATGCATTCAAATATGAATACGCTCAAGACAACCACTTTGCTGAGTTGCGCAATACAGAAATTTTGAGAGACCGCGTATCAATGCTTCGTGATATGAATGATTTTGTTGGTCGTTATTATTCAAATGAATGGGTTCGCCGCAACGTCTTGTATCAAACTGAAGAAGATATGAAAGAAATTGA